ATACTATCCAATAGAAATAAATTTATACGAGAAAGGAGAAATTAATGGCGACAGTTAATAAAGATGGAAAAACATATTTAGAGGAAAAGGAAAAACATGTAACAAACAGTTCAAGCACTTTACAACAAATGTTTGTTCAAGATGCACCTCAACAAGTTAATGATTTAAAAAATGCTGAGACATTATCTAGCCATGTTTTAGAACTACAAAAATTAGAGGATGAAATAAAAATGGATGAAGAAAGACTATCTAGAAAAAAAGAATTACAAGATAAACTTTCACAACAAGTCATACCAGAAATTATGGAGTCTATGAAACTAAAGACTATGAAATTAAGAGATGGTTCAGCAATAGAAATAAAAGAAATTTATAGCGCAACAATACCTGTAGACAAACGGGATGGCGCATACAACTGGCTTCGAAACAACGATCTAGGTGATCTTATTAAAAATGAGATCACTGTTTCCTTTGGTCGTAACGAAGATAACAAGGCGCGTGAATACGCTAACCTTGCCGAGAGTAGTGGGTATCAACCTCAACAAAAACTTAAGGTTGAGCCCATGACTCTCAAAGCACTATACAGAGAACGAGTTGAAAAGAAATTAGACTTGCCCTCTGAACATTTCAATCTGTTTAAGGGAAACAAAACAAAAATAACAAGGAGCAAATAACATGAGCGAAGAAACAAGAGACGTAGCAACAAAACAAGGTGGCGCATTAGCAACTTTGGACTTTGTATCAGATTCAGGAATGGGTCTTGAAAACATTGACAAAGGAGATCTTGCATTACCTTTTCTGAAACTATTACAATCAGGTTCAGATGAAACTAAAAAGAAACATGCAAAGTATGTTGACGGAGCAGAAGCAGGTATGTTTTATAATACAGTTACAAAAAAACTGTATAATGGAGAAAAAGGTATAGAAGTTGTACCTGTTTTCTATAAGATGACATATCCTGAATGGGCACCTTTTGAAAAAAGAGAAGGCAGACCCATACATAATGACAGGGGACCTGGCATTATGGCTAAGACAACTCAAAATGAACGAAACAAAGATATGCTAGATAATGGTAATGAAATCATAAAGACAGCAAATCATTTTGTAATTATTAATGGACCAAGGCCAGAAAAAGCTTTGATGACCATGAAGTCTACACAACTTAAAACAAGTAGACAATGGAATTCATTAATGGAAAATGAGTTTGAAACCGATCCTAAATCTGGAAAGTCTGTACCAGCACCAACGTTTTCTAGAGTTTATAGATTAAACTCTGTAGAAAATTCAGGTAGCTTTACTTGGCACGGATACAGTGTGAGTCTATTAAGAAAAGTAGACAACTCTGGTCTGTATCAAATGGCAAGAGACTTCCATAACTCTCTTAAGAAATCAGCTGAAAAAGCTAATTCTTATCAAGCAGAGGAATCTAACTACTAATTCTTTCTGTTGAAAGATAGGAGCGGTGATGCGAGAGTGGAGCCGCTCCGACCCGGGATCTTTATGGTTGATGAATTTATAAAATTGTTTACAGGATACCAAGGTGATTTTGGTATTGCGGACATGTCTTCTGCACAATTAGATACAGAAAAAAATAAATTAAAACCAAATTATGAATGGGCAGGCAGACCCATAACACAAGGTGATTATAAAGATCACATAGAAGGAAAAATTTCTATTGGAATACAACCTTGTAGAATAGATAAGACGGCACAATTTGGTTGTATAGACATAGATCCAAAAAATTACTCTACATTTAAAGTAGAAAGCTATTTAGCATTATTTCAAAAATACAAATTACCCTTAATACCTATGTTATCAAAGAGCGGTGGTTTACATTGTTATTTATTTTTAAAAGAACCAATACCAACTATAGATTTAATATCGGCATTAAAATCTTTTTTACTGCCTTTAGGATTAGATCCTGATACTGAGGTTTTTCCAAAACAGAAAGAACTAAAGGAAGATGACAAAGGAGAAATAAAACCAGGTAATTTTATAAACCTACCATACTATAACAACGGACAAACAAATAGATATGCAGTAGACAAAGACAACAACAAATTAAGTATACAAAAGTTTATAGATATAGCTGAACAAAATACAATAGGTAAACAAGAATTAGATAAATTAGTAGATCAAACATACAAAAATATTTTAATAGGCACTGACCCAGAGTTTGAAGATGGACCACCATGTTTGGCACTGTGTTCAAAAAGGAAGTTGGATGATGGTAGAGATAGATTTATGTATAACTACATGGTCTTTGCTAAAAAGAAGTACAAAGATAAGTGGCCAGATTTTGTGGCAAAAGCAAACTACAATTATTTAGAAACTCCATGGGATAAATCTAAATTAGATTCTAAGATAACTGCATGGAGAAAAGATACAGCAGGTCATACTTGTTATGAAGATCCAATACATAATAAATGTATGCGTAGTCTTTGTTATTCAAGACCGTTTGGTGTTAAGTCAGATAGCATAACTATGTTTCCTGACATTACAGACTTTGAAATAATTATGTATGCGGAACCAGAATATAGATTTAATGTTGCATTACCTGATGGCACTAAAGCTGGAGTGGTGGCAAGCAACAGGCGACTAATAACAAAACAAGTAGAATTGTTAGATTTAATTTGGGAACAGACAGGCATATATCATGAGCCATTAAAACCAAAAGATTTTAGAGCAAAACTTACAGAGTTTAGAAAAAATTCAGTTGTAATAACACCACCTGCAGGAACACAAATAGAAGATAGATTAAAAGAAGAGTTGTTTCAGTATTGTGTAAATGGTCCAAGAGCAAGAGAAAGAATACAAATAAATAGCGGGTCTTGTCTAACCGAAGATGGTTATCATTATTTTAGATTTGGTTCTTTCATAGATCACTTGGGTGCCAGTTGGAAAATACCAGAAGAAAGAATAGCACAAAAAATGAAAGATAAATGTGATGTAGAGTTTAATCACTCTCTTAATGTAGATGGTAAAACAGTTAAGGTATGTAGACTAAAACAATTACACATAGATAAAATAGAATATAAACCAGTGGAAAGAAAAGAAAGTAATTACTAATGAGATATAAAGTAGTAGGTCCTCCAGGCACAGGTAAAACAAGAAGATTGTTAAACGAAGTCCAACGATATGTCGATAAAGGTGTAAAACTAGATCGTATTGGTTATTTTGCTTTTACACGTAAGGCAGCAGGAGAAGCACGAGATAGATTTTTAAAAGTTAAAACAGAACTTACAAAAAAAGATATAAAATATTTTCAAACCCTACACTCTTTGGCATTTAACAGACTAGGATTAAAAGAAGAAAACGTCATGCAAGACTTAAATTACAAAGCAATAGGTGAAACGTGTGGCATACAAATTAAATACGCATCATATGAAACAAATAATTGGAATGGCATTTTTTCATCAGACAGTGAGTATCTTGGTTTAATAAACCTAGCAAGAGTAAAACAAATATCTGTATTACATCAACTGGATCTTAACGAACATTTGTCCAAAGTTGAAAGAAACAAACTAGAAGCTATAGAAAAAGAAATTATTAATTATAAAAAAGTGTATGGTCTAATTGACTTTACTGACATGATACAAAAATTTTTAGATACGGATGATGTACCAAAATTTGATGTTATATTTGTTGATGAAGCACAAGATCTATCTTTAATACAGTGGGCTATGATAAATAAAATAGAGAAAGATACAGATTGTGATGTGTGGGTTGCAGGAGATGATGACCAAGCAATATTTGGTTGGGCCGGAGCTGATGTAGATTCTTTTATAGATTATGATGCACAGGAAATACCATTAAAACAATCAGAAAGAGTGCCGAGCATTATACAGAAAACTGCACTAAATGTCATTAACAGAATACAAGATAATAGAATTGACAAAGAATATTTTCCAAAGTCTGAATCTGGACAAATTTATCAAAAATATAAATTATCAGACATAGATATGTCTACTGGTGATTGGTTAATATTAACAAGAACTAAATTTTTGTTAAAACCAATACCAACATATTTAAAAAAGAAAGGATTATTTTTTAATACAACACAAGGAAATAGTATTGGAAAAACTTTGTACGAAGATATACAATACTGGGCGCAGTTACAAAAAAAAATACAGCTTCCAGACATACAGATACAGAGAGTAAAAGAAAGAATTAGAGGTGATATGAATCTATCATTAAAATGGTATGACGCATTTAATAACGTGCCAGAAAGTCAGATAAATTACATGAGACTTTTATTACTAAACAATGAAGATCCAACGAAAGACGCAAGAATAAAAGTATCAACAATACATGGGGCTAAAGGTGGTGAGGCAACTAATGTTATTTTATTTTTAAATCATACAACAAACACAATTAAAGGAGTAAAAAAATCTATATACAAGCAAGATGAAGAATATCGAGTTTGGTATGTAGGTATAACTAGATCTATGAAAAATTTATATTTAATCAAATCACAAAATAAATCAAAGGAGTTTAAAATATGAGTGCATACAACAAACAAATTTCAGGGACACATTATCAAAAATTTAAAATACAGCCTGCAAAATTTATAAATGATAATGAGTTGCCATTTGCAGAGGGTAATGCTATAAAATATATATGCAGACACAAAGACAAAGGTGGCATAGCAGACATAGATAAAGCGATACATTATTTAGAAATGATTAAGGAAAGAGATTATTTATGAAATTTAAAGCACAAACAGAATGGGTAAAACCAAAAGAGTTTCCTGATTTAAGATTCTGTGATGAGATTGCAATAGACTTAGAGACACAAGACCCTGAACTTAAAACTATGGGGTCGGGTTCTGTAGTTGGTAAAGGTAAGGTTGTAGGTATTTCAGTTGCAACAGAGGGTTATTCTGGATACTTTCCATTCGATCATGAAGGCGGTGGTAACTTAGAAAAAAATAAAGTAATTCAATGGTTTACAGATATTTGTAAAACAACTTCAATAAAAATTTTTCACAATGCGATGTATGATGTTTGTTGGATTAGATCCATGGGTATCAAAATAAATGGATTGATAGTTGATACTATGATTGCAGCATCATTAGTAAATGAAAATAGATTTAGATATGATCTTGGATCTTTAGGTTGGGATTATTTAGGTCAAGGTAAAAATGAAACAGAGCTAGTAACCGCTGCAAAAGAATGGGGCGTTGATCCAAAAGCTGACATGTGGAAGTTACCTTCTATGTATGTTGGCAGCTACGCTGAACGTGATGCAGAGTTAACTTTAAATTTGTGGAAGATCATGCAAAAAGAATTAAGCGACCAGGATCTAGAATCTATTTTTAATCTTGAGACTGATCTTTTTCCTTGTCTGGTTGATATGCGATTTCTTGGGGTGAGAGTGGACGTTCAAAAAGCTCATACACTGAAGAAGCGATTAGCATCAGAAGAAGAAACACTACTCCAAAAAGTAGAAAAAGAAACAGGAGTACAAACTCAAATATGGGCAGCGCGGTCGATAGCCAAAGTCTTTGATAAACTAAACCTGGAATACGAACGGACAGCCAAAACACAAGCGCCTTCATTTACTAAAAATTTTCTTTCTACTCATCAACATCCTTTGGTGCAATGTATATCAAAAGCAAGAGAGATTAACAAGGCACATACTACATTCATAGATACTATTATTAAACACGAACATAACGGTAGAATACATGCAGACATAAATCAAATTAGGTCTGATACTGGAGGAACAATAACAGGAAGATTTAGTTATTCTAATCCAAACCTACAACAAATTCCTGCGCGCAACAAAGAGTTAGGTCCTCTTATTAGATCCCTTTTTGTACCTGAGTCTGGTTGCGAGTGGGGATGTTTTGACTACAGTCAACAAGAACCAAGACTAGTAGTTCACTATGCATCCCTGGATCAAGATACAAGCGTCTTTGGTGTTAAAGATTCTTATTTAGATGGTAACGCTGACTTTCATACAATTGTTGCAAAGATGGCAGACATACCAAGAACACAAGCTAAAACAATTAATTTAGGTTTATTTTATGGTATGGGTAAAGCAAAACTACAGGCAGAATTAGGAGTATCTAAAGATAAGGCAGATGAGTTATTTTCTATCTATCACCAAAGAGTTCCTTTTGTAAAATCATTGATGAACTCTGTATCTAACAGAGCACAGCAACGTGGACAGATAAGAACTTTACTAGGTAGATTATGTAGGTTTCACCTGTGGGAGCCAAATCAATTTGGTATACATAAAGCTTTACCATTTGACCAAGCTCGCCAGGAATACGGACCAGGCATCAAGCGTGCTTATACATACAAAGCATTAAATAAATTAATACAAGGTTCAGCTGCTGACATGACAAAAAAGTCTATGTTAGAATTATACAAAGAGGGTATAGTAGCACATATCCAAGTACATGATGAGTTGGATATTTCTGTAGAAGATGATACAAAGGCAAAACGTATTATTGAAATTATGGAATCCGCAGTTGAACTAGAGATACCAAACAAAGTAGATTATGAATCTGGTAAAAATTGGGGGGAAATAAAATGAGGAGAATTTATGGCTTACTTAAATGCAAACATACCAGTAGAATATGCACAAATAAGAAAGGAGTATTTATATGATCTTAAAAAACATCACGGAGAAGTTGAAGACTGTATTATCTTTGGTCTTACCGCAATTACAGGTCGCGCTATCTTATGGCATGCGATTATGGAAAACGGCGCTGTCTTTTATCGTTTACCAATTACGGCTTTTATTCAACGTGGCTATGAACCGAAAGCTGTTCCACATAGAAGACTTGACGAGTTACAGCTATGGAATTGTTTTTCTTATTATCCTTCTGTTCATTGTTGGGATATCTTAGACGCACAAGCTGGTAAGTACATAGGTAAAGATAAGAAATGGCATCACGGAAAATATTTATTTACCGTTGACTTTGCACATCCAGAGAGTAATATAGTGGATACTGATCATTCAGAAATCCCGCACGAACACAAGTGCGCTCACATAATGGCCTTAGAAGATGGTAATTATGCAGCACAACCTAACAACAGAATTATTTGGAACATACCTTCTTTTACAGTGAAGGACCAAGTTCCTGATTGGAAGGTACAAACTAACGAGTGGAATGTAGAAGACGCTAATCAGTGGAGAACTGAAGACACTGATAAGTTCTTTTATGAAATTGAGGAGAAAAAACATGATTGAAAATATTTGGAAAAAAATGCAATTACCAGATCAAAAAACTTTATTAGTTTATAGATGCGTAGTGGTTGCTTCAATTATAATATTATTTTTAAAATGAAGGTAGGTTTTTGTAACGAATGTCATCATCCTTGTCATTGCGGCGAGGACAATAATCTACACGCAGATGAATATGGAGTGTGTACTTGTGAAGGTTGTAAATGCAAAGATTCGGAGAATAAGGAAAAAAATGAGGTATAAATCTGTAGAAAATAATTATTATTTTACAGGTATATTAATTATACTTATGGTTCTGCTTGCTTTTTTTGGTGGACCAGCACATTCAGGATCCACACAAACAAACACATCTGGATCTAATACAGCAATTGAAGGTGGCTATACATCAACTGCTACGACAACATATCAGTCTGGGTCTAGTTCCAACAGCACAACAAATAGCACAACAAACTCTAATATAAGATCAGCACCACCAAGCTCTAGTGCACCTTCTTATAACAGCATGACACAAGACGTTTGTGCTGTAGGAGCATCTGTTGGTGTACAAACATTTGGTGTTGGTGTATCCGGTGGTAAACATTTTATAGACAAAAACTGTGAAAGATTAAAATTAGCTAGAATATTAAACGATTTTGGTATGAAAGTTGCAGCTGTTGCAATACTTTGCCAGGACGAAAGAGTGTTTGAATCTATGATACAAGCAGGAACACCATGTCCAATAGATGGCAAGATAGGTAAAGAGGCACAAGAATTATGGGGTAAGTATGACCATGAAAGACCAGATTACACAACATACGTTAAACGTATGAAAGACAGAGAAAAGAAAGAAAAGAAGTTAGCAAAGATAAAAGCTATTGAAGATAAAAAAAATAAAAAAGAAAACTCTGTAGAATTTAAAGAAGAAATAAAAGTACACAAATGATCC